AAACACAAAGTGCTGGTGCTGGTAATGATGATTCAAGAAAAAATTGGACACCTAATACTGAAGATACTGGTGGAACTTTAGCAATAGATTATTTTGCTAATGGTTTTAAAATAAAACATTCTAATGGTGGTCAAAACGATACTGGAGGTGCTTATGCTTTTGTAGCATTTGCTGCAAATCCTTTTGTAGCTGATGTTGGAGAGGGAGTTCCTTGTTTAGGTAATTAATATGGCAATAATTACAGTTAAAAATAGAGCAATAAGTTTAGATGCAGCAGAGATTCCTAATCTTGATGCAGCAAAAATAACAAGTGGTTCTTTTGCAGATGCAAGAATACCAAACTTATCAACATCTAAAATTACTTCAGGTACTTTTGCAGATGCTCGTATAGCAGCATCAAGTGTTAATCAACATGCAACATCATTTGATGATAACAAACTTCTTAATGATATTTCTACATTAGGATTAAGAGTACACACTCAAGAAAATTTAAATGCGTCTAACACTAACTCTGCATCTTTTGATGTATTTCAAGATAGTTCTGGTGTTACAGGACTTACAAATGTTTTAAGAAATGATGATGAATATATGAGTTCTAGTTCACTTGTTAATGTTGATACGAACATTACAATTAACGCATCAACTTATACAACATATATTAAAAGTGATGTAAGAATTTATGATTCAGCTTTAGCACAATCAGGCGAATCAGATTTTAACCAAGCATCTGATAGTTTAGCAAATGGAAGTTTAGGAACAAAAGGTGCAAATATTTGGCTTAACTCAGGTAGTCATACTGCTTGGGGTTTTAACAATAATAGATTTACAGATGATTATAGAAGTCAATTAATTATGGAACTTACTTATGAAATGAGACCGACAAGTGTATCTGGAACTTGGCGAAATGGTGCTGGTAGTTCAATGGCATGGCACTTACATGGAATTGCATCTGATGGTTATACTCAAACATCTCCTGCTGGTTATCCAAACATTTCACAAGCAAGTGGAAACTCAGGTGGAATGTCAAATGGAACAAGCACTACAAAATATCCATATTTAGGAATTTTTGTAAGACATTCATCTGCAAATACATATATGTATGAAAATATGTCAATAGGTGGAGTTGCTTCAATTCCAACTCCATCAACAAATGCAACAGGAAGTTTTGAAGGAGCAACTATAACTGCTGGAGCATCAACTTCATCAATGGGAGCAGTAATAACTTATCAAGACCATGCAGGAACAAACGCATTAAATACTGATATAATACTAAAACTTTCGGCTGATGGAGGAAGCAATTACAGCACAGCTACACTTACAGCTTTACCAGATTTTGCTACTGGTATTAAGATGGCAAAAGTAAATGACCTAAGTGTAACAGCAGGTACACAATTAAAATATAAAATAGAATTTGCTAATCAAGCTAGTGGAAGTAAAGAAGCTAGAAT